TTCGATAACAAGGAGTAACAATGAGCCAGAGAATTATTTACCCAACTGATGACGGCGGTGTCGCTGTTATCGTACCAGCACCCGGTAGTGGTCTGACCATTCAGGAGATCGCAGCTAAAGATGTCCCGTTTGGCAAACCCTATCGCATCGTGGACGTTAACGACGTACCATCAGACCGCACATTCCGCAACGCATGGGAGTACGCACAATGATCCGCATCAACATCGACAAGGCAAAAAACATCGCGCACGATATGCGTCGTGCAGCCCGTGCTGAAGAGTTTAAGCCGCATGATGAAGTCATCATGAAACAGATTCCGGGTGTGGATGCACAACAGGCCGAAGCAGCCCGTCAAGCCATCAGGGACAAGTACGCAGCTATCCAGACTAGTATTGATGCAGCAGCAACACCTGACGAGATCAAAGCAGCATTGGGGATTTAAATGCCTATTAGTTACGTTACCGCAGCATCATTAGATGGCACACAAAATGGTAGCGCACCTATCTATGCCGCTCGTGCATGGGTAAACTTTAATGGTACGGGTACGGTAGCTATTAGAGCGTCTGGTAATGTAACTAGCATTACTGACAACGGAACAGGCGATTACACGGTTAACTTTACTACGGCAATGTCTGATGCTAATTATTCAGTGTCAGGTGCGGTCGGAGGAACAAACGCAAGTTATTGTTTTAATTTAAGACAGACTGCATCTCTCACAACAACTTCATGCGCTGTTTCTTCTGTTAACCCAACGGTCGCATTGGCGGATTCTGCATATGTCACTGTTGCCATCTTCCGCTAAAGAGAAATTATGAGCTACATCGGATCAGAACCAACCACAGCAGCTTTCCCGTTCGATCAATTTTCAGGGAACGGCTCAACTACGGCTTTCACACTGTCCTATGCTCCGGCTGGTGCAACGTCGATTATCGTCTCAATCTCTGGCGTAGTACAGAACCCGAACACTTACTCTGTATCAGGCACGACGATAACGTTTAGCCCTGCGCCTCCTAGTGGTACAAGCAATATTGCTGTGCTGTACTTAGGACTTCCTGTAGTGGCTTCAATGACAGGAACGATGGAGTTTATTGCTGGCTCTGCGACGAACCCGCCGATATATTCTACGGGCGATACGAATACAGGTATTTACTTTCCCGGTGCTGACAGGATTGGATTTACTGAAGGCGGTACTCAAGTAGGCGAGTTTGATTCTAGTGCTAACTTTAAATTTAACTCTGGCTACGGCTCTGTCGCTACGGCTTATGGATGCCGGGCTTGGGTTAATTTTAATGGCACTGGTACTGTGGCTATTCGTGCTAGTGGAAACGTGTCTAGCATTACTGACAATGGAACTGGTGACTACACTGTGAATTTTACAACTGCTATGCCTGATGTTAATTATAGTGTTACAACTGGATGTGCATTAAGTGATGCTGTGGTTAGCGGCAATACAAGTAGAACAATAGCACCTCGCTCACCAGCAACTGGATCTATCAGAATCATTGAAACTGATGGTGGAGTCGCAACAGATTTAGCTTATAACTACATTGCCATTTTCCGCTAAAGGACAACCATGCCATTAACTAAAGTACAGCTAGGAATGACAGAGACCTTAGTCAGTGGCACTGCTGTCACTGCTTCAGGTACTAGCGTTGATTTTAATAGCATACCGGCTGGCGTTAAGCGGATTACGGTGATGTTTAATGGTTTGAGCCTTAATAGCACATCTACTCTTCGTTTTAGGCTTGGCACTGGTGGGGCGGCAGAAACTTCTGGTTATTTAGGTACTGCAATAAACACATCAGGTTCGCCAACAGTGCAATCGTTTACAGCAGGTTTTGATATGTATGGCGGGATGACTGCTGCAACGGCTGCGTATGGCGCAATAACATTTTCACTGATAGGGAGTAATGCGTGGGTTGCAAACGGAATCATAGCAACATCGTTAGTCGGCGCGAATTCAATTTCTGGCACAAAAACACTTGCTGGTACGCTAGATATGGTTCGGATTACAACGGTTAGCGGTACAGATACCTTTGATGCAGGAACAATCAATATCATGTGGGAATAATGAGCATGACGCCTGAACTGCAGCGCTATTACGAAGATCGGTTCGCCATGATGACCCACCAGGGTTGGCGCGATCTGCTAGAAGATATTGACTTAATGATAACGTCTTTAAATAACGTCGCTACAATCCAGGACGAAAAAGATTTACAATTTAAAAAGGGTGAGTTATCTATGATACAAATTATGCGGTTGTTGCTGCAATCGGCCAAACAACAATTACACTTGGCGGCGGCGCTGCGGCAGTGTGTATGCCAAAAACATATGCTACTGGGTCAATAAGAATATTGACAGGGTATGGAAACTCTATGACAGCCAATGACTGGGATCAAAACAACATAGCCGTTTTTCGATAACAAGGAGTAACAATGAGCCAGAGAATTATTTACCCAACTGATGACGGCGGTGTCGCTGTTATCGTACCAGCACCCGGTAGTGGTCTGACCATTCAGGAGATCGCAGCTAAAGA